GATTAACAATAGATATATAATACCATGTTTTAATGGTTATACAATGGAGAAATTTTTATTTGGTATTAATATAATCTTCTATAACCTTAACCTTAAAAAGTTTATTTATACGTGACCCGACTAATACGTGAGCCCGACTTGGGGAGGATTTCTCCTCCCCGGGGGAAATTATTCCAGTTCATCCAGAGCATCAGCGGAAGCCCTTAGATCCCCGGTGAGAATTTGGATTTCTCCTTTGATATCCTCAATTCGATTTTTGAGATCTTCGTTCTCTTCAAGGAGATCTCGAATTTCTTTTTTCTGAATTTCGTTCTCCAAAGATTGAGCATTCAGCATATCAGTCTTGTATTCATTTATGCGTACTAGTTTTTCTTCTCTGGTTCTTTCTTGTTTATTCATTTGTTTTCTCCGTTAATGTCTCTACAAAAATTTAAAACACCATTTAAATTTGTTCTGCCAGATTTAATGTCATTAGCTTTTATTAATTCAAGCTCTTCTAAAATTAAAAATATAGTTAATTCTGTTTCATTCATTTGTTTTCTCCATTTGTTTAAGTTAACTATATAATACCATATAATGGTACATAGTCAACACCAGGAATTATATAAGTTGTTGATTTATATACACTATTACCTTAACCAGAAGACTAATTTTATACACGTGACCCGACTTATATGTAGCCCCGACTTACCCGACTATTTTACAGCTTCAACTATTACGCTTTCTTTATCTTTGTCATAGCATCGCAAACAGTCCATACATTTTTGACCCGTACAGTTTTGTTTTTCTACGGCGTGGTCCTTCCATACGTTATTGAAAACTTTGTCGAAGCCTTGTGGCGGTGCATCCAGGATTTTATTAATTTCGGGGTTAGAATAAACCATGATGACGTTTTCCGGAATGTCATTTTCTTTTCTATACTTGTTTAAAATGTCTTTTCTTTTCGTCCAACAAGCGAAAGTTGTTTTGGGGTTATCTAAAGCAATGTTCATTAAGTTAATAAAGTGTGTCATGTTGATAAGTTCGCCATGCTGTTGAAAACGAAAATATGCATCGTTTAGTTTTGTGGTAACAGTCGACCCTTGTCTAAAGACATACTCTTTTAAAATGGTATTTCCTAAAACTTCAGTATTACTTTGTAAGAATGGTTCTAAATCTTTATAAATCCCTCGCTCTAATGTCGCATGGCTGTAGCAGAATTTACAGATAGTTTCTTTTTTGGCAGAGTTCATTTTCACACAAAATTTATTAGTGCGTGTATTAGTTCCGATAGCCCTAAAGCCTTCTAATTTTCCATTAAGTTTTGATATCCCAATAATCATTTTTCTAATCCTTCTATAATTAACAATAATTATTTATACCATGTTTTGGCATATAGTAAACCCTGGATTTTAGTCCTAGTTCCAGGACTTAAACCTAAACCATAACCATAATCCTCAACTTATACGTGAACCCGACTTGCCCGACCCCGACCCGATTTATACGTGCGTCCCGACTTAGCTTATTCTGTTTCATTTATGACTAATTTGTTTCATCAGAAAAAAACAAGAACCCCCTCTTGTAGGGGGGTGTGGTTTATTCGGTTATAAATACCATAAAATTATCTTTTATTATCTTGATTGTATATGCAAATACATGGTATATTATCTTATTGTTAATCAAATAAAGGAGTATCGATATGATACAAAAAATAGAAAGTTTTGATAAACTTACACTAAAAATTCTTAGAGATGACCTCGAAGAAGCGTTAGGACAATTATCAAAAAGTCATAACCTAAAAATAAAAGTTGGGTCTATGGGTTATCGTAAACATGAGGTTGATGTTAAAATAAACTTTTTAATCGAAGGTCAAAAATCTCATACAGAAAGTGTTCTTGAAAAGTTTGCTAATGCTATGGAATTAGATTTATCAAGAATAGTAAATCGTAATGGTAAAGCATATTCTCTTATAGATTATAGACCGAAGGCAAGAGTTTGGGAGTTTGTTGTTCAAGACAATAAAACGGGCAAACAAGTGTTAATGAAAAGAGAAACTATTTTAGAAATGTTTGGAAGGGAGAATGCATAATGGGTAGATATTATAGTGGCGATATTGAAGGGAAATTTTGGTTTGCTGTTCAATCAAGTGACGACGCAGATAATTTTGGAGTTGAAGGTACTTCAAATTATTTAAATTATTATTTTGATAAAGAAGATAATTATCAAGATGTTCTTAAAGGACTTGAAAGGTGCGTTAAACATTTAGGAAAAAATCAGTTTGATAAAATTCATAAAGCATTTTCTAAAGGTGGTTCTCTTTATGAAGGTTATGGAGATAAATCTTTAGCAGAAGAGGGTATAAATGAATATGAATTAGAATGGTATGCTCGTTGGAGATTAGGCAATCAGATTAAAGAATGTTTAGATAAGCAAGGTTATTGTTCTTTTGAAGCGGAGTTATAATCATGACTGTTAGAAAAAATTGGAACACAATAGCAACAGATTTTTTAGTCGGTAAAACGATTAAACAAGCTAGATATTTATTCAAAGAAGAAATGGATAATTGTTTCGGTGAAGATGAATGGGGGGCTTCTAAAGTTCCCCTTATCATTGAATTTACTGATGGAAGTTATATTTTTCCTATGAGTGATGACGAAGGAAATGATGGAGGTGCTTTAGGAACAAGTAGTGAAGAAGAACCGACATTACCCGTGATTGGAAGGGAGGATTTGTAATGAGTAAATACGAAACATATGTAGAAAATTTTGGTCATAGTGATGATGAAGATATATTGGGAGATATTATAGTTGTTGATGCTAAAAAATTAGATGATTTAATATTGCATATAGGTGGAAGTGAAACCGAATTATATGAAGATGATGAAGAGACACCAATTTTTGATACTCTACCAAATGGTAAATATTACATACTACAAGCCATAGGGCTTGAAGATATTGAAAATGGTTTAACCAAACAAGCTAGAGCATTTTTAAAATTAGCAACAAAAGGGAGTTAGAAAAATGACTACATTTAATATTAATTTTAAACTAACAAGAGATGATGATTTAAGAGATGATGATACATCATGGTTTGATAAAGAACATATATCAAATGAAATTAAATCATGGTTAGAAGATTTAGATTATAGAGTTAAGGACATAACAATTAATGAGGTGAAAAAATGAGTGATTATATACCAAGCCAAGAAACAATCAAAAGAGTTTTAAAGAATGAAAATTCTGATGAGTATGATGTTGGTTATTATATGGGGGTGCAATCTATGAAGTATCATGAATGGGCTAAAGATATTTTATGGGAATATACTGACAAACATGATTATGAGGAAATACAAAAAAAATTAGAGGAGTTAGAGGAATGAAACAATTTATGGAGTACATACACCCCGATTTAAAGCTTAGAATGTCGCTATACAATTTCTATCTGAAGAAATTTGCTAACATCAAAAACAAACATGATGTAGCCCGATATTGTTCTAAGTACGATTTTGACAAAGTAACAACAGCAAGGAGGAAATAATGACGAATTGGGAAATCTTTCAGCTCGTAATGGGGGTAACTGTTTTAGTTATCCTCTTATCAATTGGTAATTAATTTACCCGAACCATCAATCTCAATGCCCGATTGATTCTTGGCCTTGTTCTGAAGCTTCTGGAGTTCCTCCAGGACTTCTTCTTTGGACAAGGCATCTACCCGACCATGAAGCACTGCTTTCTTCTCTATCAATAACCCGACGGCTTTCATGCGTAACTCTTCAGCTTTAATTGCTGGACCCCAACTTCCATCCAGAACTGCTGCGTCCCGAATTGATTTTAAATCCCGAAGTGACCTATCTAAAGTAACATGATTTCTATGTTGAGCTTCGTACCTCAGCTCCTCTATCCCGATTATAACACTTTTGTTTTTCATATTACGATTAGCTTGAACAGCGGGATGGTTGTAACCCGCCTTCCTAGCAGCTTCAGTCTGGGACATATCATGATAGACTATGTTCTCAACAAATCTCTGTTGCTGTTGTGTTAAGTTTACCGACAACCCCGATTCATTTTCTTCCACATCTTCCATGTCAATTATTTCTATTTTTTCTTCCATCTGTTCCAGTCTCCTCCGGTAAGGTTTAGTAGGTGGTGGGGCGTTAGCCCACCCCTACCTATATATATTATATAGGCAAGCTGCACAAGCTGAACATTTCCTTATAATTCAATAACTTAAAGTACTAGCCCACCTAAATCAAGTCAAATGAGCTAGCTGGTCAAGCACTTTTTATTATCTATATAAAACAATAAGTTACAAAGAGAGGTGCTAGCCCATAGCTCACCCACCCCCCTGAGCTAGTGGGCTAGTGGTCAAGCACTTTCATAATAAAATAAAATACTTTACTGATTATATTATACCATGTTATACATTGATTTGGTAAAGAGAGGAGAGAAGGAATGCCTGATTATAATATTAGATTAACAGTAAAAACAAGCATAGAAAAATATGTTACTGCCGACTCATTAGAGGAAGCGGAAGATTTATTGTGGAAAGATTTAATTGATATGGATCCGCAGCATGGTCATTACATTTTAATTAATGGATCTAAAACATATGATTTTTTAAATAAAGAAGAAGTTAATGGAGGTGAGGATGGGAAAAAGAACAATGCCCGGTAAAACAAGAAAGAGTAAAGGTAAGAAAGTATCACATAGGCCCGTTAGAGCACAAAATGTATATTTCGATGAAGACACCAGGAAATGGTACAAAAATCCTGAACTAAAACAAGGAGAAGTATAATGGTTAGAGTATTAGATTTAAAACCAGACCCCAATGATAGAGTATTTGCTGTACTCGTTACACTTAAAAAGGACGACGGAGAAATATATAAGAAATTATATGGCCCGTTCTTTGACGATGGTACGTCGGATAGTTTTGTAAAAGAAGAGGTTGAATGGCATCCTAAATTTGGAAAAGAGATAATAAGCCATGAAATATTATTAGTACATCCAACATATGAAGTAAAAACAACTATTCAAAGAGAGGGAAAATGATATAATGAAAATTATGAATGATGAACATAAACAAGAATGGCAAATACTTTCTTATGAAGGAACAGAGGAAGAAGCGATTGAAGCCTTCGCTGAGTCTTTAGGAAACTTAACAAGCCATGTGCAACAAGAATTAAAAAGAGGTGTCTTTGACGAAGAAAAAGTCGGCACTCTGATGAAGTTGCTTTCCGTCGTCGTGCGAGAGTACGATTTTATTACACATAAAAACACAACAATACACTAATGGTTTCCATAAATATAACGATTCAAGGGGTTTCACCTCTTATGTGCAATCGATTTACAGATGAGGCAGCACGAGCAGCAACGTCTGGAGTTAGTTCAAACAATCAAGGAGAACCATTAACAGAACACGAACAGTGTGAAAAGAAATTATACATGCATAAGAAGAAACCATGCATACCTCAACCCAATTTAACATCTTCAATAATGGAAGGCGGACGTTTTCATAAAATAAAAAATAGATCCGTCACCACGCAACAGAAATCTATGATACCAGCTTGCGTAAATATTATTGACACTATGATACCAATAAAAAGTAAAAAAGGATGGACTGTTGATAGTCGTCCCGTTCGAGTTCCCGCAACAGGAGGTCGCATACTTGCATTTAGGCCTATCTTTTTTGATTGGGAATTAGATTTTAATTTAGAGTTAGACACAGAGATAATATCATTACCATTACTTAGACAAATTGTTGACGACGCAGGAAAAAGAGTTGGATTGGGAGATTACCGTCCGGACAAGAAGGGTCCGTACGGCAAATATGTGGTAACAAAATGGCAAGTAAAAAGAAAAAAGGGTTCACAGAGCCAAAAATAATAGAAATAGTACAACGCAAATTAGATGATAAGTTTGCTGTCTGGGCTAAATTAAGACTTAGAGATTTTGAATCTTGGAGTTGGTATAGTGGTAGATGGGTTTGTGTTGGTGTTGCAAAAACAAAGTCCCTGGCTCGTAAAAAAGCCCAGGAGTTTGATTGGGACACATTAGAAATTAAGTAGTTAGTACTTAATCATGGCTGGGTTAGGCGGTGCCCTGCAATGTACGGCATGGCCACGCATTGCGTAGCACAGCACAGCACTGCTTTGCTTTGCAAGGAGATTAAAATGAAAGAAGAACCAAGAATATTTGTATCTGTTAATATGGATTACATGCTCATCACGATTGATGGAGTACCGTACAAGAAAAAATTGACAGATGACTTTCTTGTTTTTATTAACCAACAAGTAGCAGAATCAATGAGGGAGAGAAATCGTGTTAATGCTAAGAATAATATTTAACTTAGGTGTATTAGTTGTTTTTGTATCTTTAGTTTCGTCGTTAGTGGGCTGCACAAGTGTAGATCCAACGCCCTGCGTCCCAATGCATATTGGCACAGGTTATGATGACGATGGAATGATGAGAACAATTCAAGTAGAGGAAATGGGTTGTCCAAAAATAAATAATTATAAAAACTTCTAATCGACTGTTGACTTATAATCCATTTTATCCCATAAAAGATATATCTAAAAACAAACGGAGATTAATATGCAAATAGATAAAGAAGAATATTGGATGACACAAGATGATTATTTAGCTGAGGCTTCTGAAGAAGCTGAGAAAGTTAAGATAGAAGAAGAAACTGGTGTTTGTAGGCATTGCGGTGATGATGTAGATTCACCAACACACAGTAACTACAAATGTTGGATTTCCTAAAATGAATGTACTTAGTTTATTTGACGGAATGTCATGCACTCAGATTGCATTAAAGAACTTAGGGATCAAGGTAGATAAGTACTATGCAAGTGAGATAGATAAATATGCCATTAAAGTAGCAAAAGAAAACTTTCCAGAAACAATACACCTTGGTGATATTAAAGATATTAAAGGTAAAGATTTACCTGAGATTGATTTAATTGTTGCGGGCAGCCCTTGTCAGGGTTTTTCCTTTGCGGGTAAGCAATTAGCTTTTGATGATCCACGTTCAGCATTGTTCTTTGAGTTTGTTCGATTGTTAAAAGAAGTTAAACCTAAATATTTCTTGCTTGAGAATGTTCGTATGAAGAAAGAACATATGGATGTTATCTCGGAACAAGTGTCAGATATATATCCAGAATGTAATAACGGAAGTTTGTTTGGTATCGAACCAATAAAGATTAATTCTGCACTTGTTTCAGCACAGAATAGAAACAGATTGTATTGGACTAACATACCAGGAATTGAACAGCCAGAAGATCTTGGTATTGTATTGAGAGATGTATTAGAGGATTTTCCAAGTAAAGAACATGAAGAATTAAATAAAATGACTACTAGTGATGGTAAAGCTTTTGTCTTAACAGCATCCTATCAAGGTGCTGTAGCATGGAATAGCATTGAACGAAAACAAAGGACAATGATTCCTACTTACAACACACCAAAACAAGTTGGAACTGCTACAGATATAAATGGTTACGATATTATCAAGCGAGTATACTCAGAGGATGGTAAGTCACCAACACTTACAACAATGGGTGGTGGTCATAGAGAACCTAAAGTTGCTGTTACATCTTATAGAGAAGTCAGAACAAAAGAAGCTAAAGAAGAAAGAAAAAAAATTAGAAAGGAAACAGGAAAAGACCATACACCTTTCAGAGCAAAAGAGTTAGTGCCTAGAGAGGATGGTAAAGTAGGAACTCTTACACCATCTTTAAATAAAGACCATACGATATCTGTTAAAGGTGGTGCTTTAAGAGCTAGGTCTAAAAACAAAGAAGGTAAAAATGTTGAGTGGAAAAAAACTAAACCTCAACAAATGTTAGAGTTGAGAAAAGACGATAAAAGTAATTCTTTAACGTCATCAACAAAAGACAGTTTAGCTGTTAAAGAAGAAGAACTAACTTGGCGTAAGCTAACGCCATTGGAATGCGAAAGATTACAAACAGTTCCAGATAACTATACAGCTGCCGTATCAAACACGCAAAGATACAAAATGCTTGGTAACGGATTTACTGTAAAAGTTATTGAACACATATTAACAAACATGGAGAAGTAAATGAGAAAAAACGAATGGACAGAAGAGCGTATTGAAAAATTAAAAGAGTTAAGAGAGAAAGGTAGAACACCTCAACAAATTGCTTCTTTCTTTGGCGACGTTACAAGGAACGCTGTTATAGGAAAGATCCATAGGCTAGGATTATCAGGGCCTGGAGTTGGGAAACCCAAGCCTGTAACTATGCCTTCTTATTCGTTTATGAAAAAATAATCAATATCTATTGACGAAGAGTGGTAATCATACTACATATGGGATTGCTCCCACGATTATGTATCCCAATATAATTGTGGTTCCTTCGTTACGGGAGCCGGTATCATCCTTTTCATGATTAACAATAACCGGCTCCCACTTTTTTACTTGATTATCCCACAAACATGTATATACATAGAGAAAATTGGTAACTAAAAAGGAGAAGTACATGCCAGACATTCAAAAATATAAGAGTATAGCTCTTAATCACGATTCATACGAAAAGCTTGCAGCTATAGCTGAAAAAAATAATAGAGCTAAAGGCAGAGAGCTTGCAGGTATGATTGACAAAAGACATGAAGAGGTTATTCAGTCTAAAAATTGGGACGAATGATTACTAATAAACAAGCCAATGAATTGGCTTGGAAAACAAGAATACATTACGACGACATGATCAAAAGAGGGTTTACCCCTGGTCAAATCGCAATTACATGCACAATGATTTCAGTTAGCCAATACATGTTAGAAAAAGGAACGGGTGCAGGTGTGTCTGTTTTAACGGCGTGTCTTAATGCAGTTATGTCTGGAGAAGATGTCGACATCACTAAAATAGGTGGTTATCAATCAGAAGAGATGGATGTTGATTTTGAATTAGATGGTGATTGGTTAGACGACGATGAAGAATATGAAACGGACAACGTTATTCACATAGACTTTAATGACAAAGACTAATCCTCAATTACATAAGGGACCTCTGAATTAGCTAGACCACGACGACGACTAAAGAAAAGTAAATTTTGTTTTTCTTCTGCTAGTGTATTGGTAAAGATAATTAGTACGTTTATAATTAGCGTGACGTAAAGTAATCGCCACTCTGATTTTTTGGTTCGCATAATGATTTGTGAGAATCATCAAAGTTCACAAGCACCCCTCGGTGTTTAAGAGACTTACTCGTCGGGTAAGCGATCCCTTTACTCTCGAAAACTTTGGCAAGTTTTTTAATAGTCGAATACTTGACATCGGCCCCATTCTCCGCCCTCGAAATTGTTGACGGCGATACTCCAGATAGGACACATAACTCCCGTGTGGATAACCTTAAAATATTTCGTGAAAATTTTAGTTGACGTGCGGTTATCATTATAGTATAAACTCCCATATGTTGTTTCACAAACGAGACAACTTTAGCGTTTAGATAATATAAAGTAAATAGAGAAAATATAGCGAGGATAGAATGAAGATAAAAACATTAGCGGAAAAAGTTGTGAGTAAATGGCACGATAAAGATGTCGATGACATTGCAAACGACACAAAAGAATTAAAAGAGCTGCATGAAGATTTGGTTCTTTTAAAAGGTGTTGCTGATTCCCTCCGAACATTAGAGAAGAAAGTATGCGAGCGAAGATATTCGCAGCGTGTTGAATCTCGATTGCAAGGAGAAAACAAAGACACCGGAACTGTAACCTTTCAAGAAGAAGAATTATCTGTAAAGGCAACAGTAAGAAAAGCAGTAACGTGGGATACGAATACATTGTGGGAAGCACTGAACAAAGTTGAAGAAGACTTTGGATCAGAAGTCGCAAAAAACATTTCTGACATTACTGTCAAAGTCTCAGAGAATAAGTACAAGGATGCAGATCCTCGTATACAACTTATTCTTGAGAAATCTCGAACAGTCGAGGCTAAAGGGCCTGATTATTATATCAGTGTCGAGGAAACCTCGTGACAAAAAAAGATATGGAAAACATATTACAAGCGTTAGGGGAAGCTTCTTTTGCGGGTTTATGTAGGTTTGTCTTTAAATCTAAAATGGATAGCATTATTGAAGTTGTTCATTGTTTTGATAAAGATAAGTTTACGCCTGGTACTGAGCTCCCCGCTGTTCGTATAATAATTGAGCCAATAAAAGAAGAAGAGGTTCAAGATATAGAGCAATTTAGAAACAATTTAATTAATTAAAGGATAGAATATGAAGATAATAAATGCGTCGGAACGACTTAAAGAAACTAAAGGAGCAAAGATTGTCATAGCAGGTGAAAGCGGTGTTGGTAAAACAAGTCTTTTATTTACACTACCAGCTGAAGAGACATTATTTATGGACTTAGAGGCAGGTGACATTGCACTAAGCGAGTGGGGTGGTGACACTATACGACCAGAGACATGGGAAGAAGCTAGAAACTTCGCCTGTTACTTTGGTGGCCCTAACGCAAGTTTAAGCCCTGATATGCCATACTCACAAGCACACTATGATCACCTCGTAAAGGAATGGGGTGACCCAGCTAGTATCCATGCAAAGTATAAAACTTTGTTTGTTGATTCTATAACAGTAGCAGGTCGATTAAGTTTTAGATGGTGTAAGCAGCAAGATGAAGTGCTCACTGATAAAACTAAAAAAATTAACATGCTTGCAGTTTATGGATTGCACGGCAGAGAAATGCTTGATTGGTTGACACAATTACAACATGTCAGAGATAAAAATGTTGTGTTGGTTGGCATCTTAGATGAAAACACAGATGAGTTTAATCAGAAGATATTTAAAATCCAAGTAGAAGGATCCAAAGTTGGCAACGAACTACCTGGAATTGTTGATGAACTTATT